CTATCCAGAGCAAGTAATCCAATATCTATTGGTGTATCTGGAAGAACAATTAATTCTGGACTATCAACGTTCCCAACAATTCAAAGAAGAGGGTATGGATTGAGAGATAATGGAGCTATTAGAAAAATTCTACCAGATTAACCTTAATAAATAGAAAGAAAACCGTTTAAAAATGTCGGCAATTATAACTGATCAATTTAGAATATTAAATGCAAACAATTTTGTTGAATCGGTAGATAGTACCAATAATTCCTATTACATTGTTGTTGGACTGCCAAACCCAACACAAGTCGGTTTTGGTAGAGTGACTAACTGGAATGATAATGTAGAAACCCCAACAGATAATTTTAGTTATTTGTCCCATGTTCAAGATACTTCTCTCTTTGGGAAAAAAGTTACTTCTTCAAATGTTAGGAGATTGGTAAGGAGAATTGATTGGACTAGAGGAAGCAGATATGAAATCTACAGACATGATTATAGCACAACAAACCTATCTCCAGTAACTTCATCAAGTCGTTTATACGATGCAAATTATTATGTAATGAATAGTGATTATAGAGTCTATATTTGCATTGATAATGGATCGAGTGGAATCAATACAACTGGAAATGCATCTCAAGATGAACCACTTTTTACTGATTTAGAACCATCAGTAGCTGGAAATAGTGGTGATGGATATACCTGGAAATACTTATTTACTGTATCCCCAAGTGATATTATAAAATTTGATTCTACAGAATATATTTCTGTTCCTTCAAATTGGAGCACCAGTACAGATTCCCAAATCCAATCTGTCAGAGAAAACGGTGATTCCACTGTTAATGAAAATCAAATTAAAAAAATCTATATCGATAACCCTGGACAAAATTATAGTTCAGGTGAAGTAAATATAGTTGGAGATGGAACTGGTGGTAAAGCAGTTATTTCAGTAGATAGTGGTGGAAAAATAACTTCTGCTGTTGTATCTGCTGGAGGAAAGAATTATACTTATGCTATGGTAGATTTGGGACCTCTACAACCAGCAGGTAATATCAGCAACCCAGCAAAACTAATTCCAATTATTCCACCATCTAGAGGTCATGGATATGATATCTATAAGGAATTAGGGACTGATAGAGTATTGCTTTATGCTAGATTTGATGATTCAAATAAAGATTTTCCAACTGATACTGCATTTGCCCAAGTTTCAGTTGTAAAAAATCCATTAAGAGTCAATTCAACTAATGTTTATGATGAAAGTCAATTTTCTGCAACAAATGCGATTAAGTTGAGAAATGATGGTACTATCAGTGGTGAAAATTATTTAACGATTGGAAAAGAAATATCCCAAAGTGTAGTTGTTGATGGTAATAATGTTACTGCGGTTGGTTATGTTGCTTCATATGATGAAGAGACTAAAGTAATCAAATACTTTACAGATAGATCTTTATTCTACCACCCATCAACTTATGATCAGCAGGATTATGTTGGAGTTAGTAGCTTAGGTAGAAGATACGAATTCTCATCATCTGGAGGAACAATAACCACTACTGATGGGTTCTCTGGTTCTGTTGATACTGGATATACTGGAATCACTACAAATCCAACTGGAAATAAAAATATAAATCTTGGAATACAATTTACAAATGGTCTTGCAGCATCTGAGATAAATAAAGGAACAGGGGATATTATTTACTTAGATAATAGACCTCTTGTTTCAAGAAATTCTAGACAAAAAGAAGACGTTAAAATTATCCTGGAATTTTAAAGATGCCACAAAAAACTAATTTAAATATCAATCCATATTATGATGATTTTGATAAGAATGATAATTTTTATCGTGTCTTATTTAAACCAGGATATCCTGTACAAGCTAGAGAATTAACGACTCTACAGTCTATTCTACAGAATCAAATTGAATCTTTTGGTAGTCATATTTTCAAAGATGGATCAATGGTGATTCCTGGTGGAGTCACATATGATAGACTTTACAATGCAGTCAAATTAAACCCACAACATTTTGGAATTGATATTTCAATTTATTTGAATAGTATTGTTGGTAAAAAAATCACAGGTGCTGAATCTGGAGTAACTGCATCTGTACAAAAGATTCTACTTCCACCAGATTTAGATATTGAATATCCTACAATATATGTAAAATATATAAACGCAAATATAGATTTAGAACCAGCACCATTTAATGATGGGGAAACTCTAATTCTTCAAGAATCTATAACATATGGCAATACAACTCTCCAGGTTGGTGATAGTTTTGCTTCTTGCGTAGATAGCAGTGCAACTTCAGTATCCTCAGCCGTTCATGTTAGTGAGGGTGTTTATTTTATTAGAGGAACTTTTGTACAAGTACAAAAAGACACTATTATATTAGATCCATACTCAAATTCATCTTCATATAGAGTTGGATTTAATATTTCTGAAGAATTAATTTCTTCTGGCGATGATTCTTCCCTTTATGATAATGCTCGTGGATTTTCCAACTATGCCGCTCCTGGAGCAGATAGATTAAAAATTTCAACTGTTTTAGCAAAAAAAGTATTAACAGATTTTGATGATAAGAATTTTATTGAACTAGTAAGAATTGATAATGGTGAAATTAAAAAACTGCAGGATAAATCAACATATTCAATAATCAAAGATTATTTCGCAAAGAGAACTTTTGAAGAATCTGGAGATTATTCCGTTGGGGCTTTTGGCGTTGAATTAGCAGAATCTTTAAATGATAGGTTATCCAATGGTGGAATTTATAATTCTGATCAAAAAACAGAGCAAAATAATACCCCATCTGATGACTTAGTTTGCGTAAAAATTTCTCCAGGAAAAGCTTATGTTAGAGGATATGATATTGATTTTCCAGGAACAACAATCTTAGATGTAGAAAAACCTAGAGATTTAGAAACAGTAACATCTGCTTCAATCCCATTTGAAATGGGAAATCTAGTAAAAGTCAATAACGTTCGTGGATGCCCATTTGTTGGATTAAATAATAATAATAACTATGTTGATCTACAAACATATAGAAAAACTTCTAATAATGCAGCATCTGGTGAAACAATTGGTAGAGCGAGAGTTTATTCATTTTCAGCAAATTCAGATTATGTAAATGAAAGCTCAGCATTTAATCTATATCTTTTTGATATCCAAACTTATACAAAAATAACTTTAAATGAACTTGTATTTTCTGGATTTTGTCCAGCGACAAGTTATATTAGAGGTTTAAGTAGTGGAGCTTCAGGTTATCTTGTACAAGCTCCAGGACCATCTGGGACCACAGGAATCTATCTTTCTCAAACTTCTGGAAACTTTATTGTTGGAGAGCAAGTTTTAATTAATGAATCTTCTGAATATAGAAGATCCATTGTTGCTGTAGAAACAAATAGTATTAAGGACATAAAATCGGTTTATCAATCATATACAACTGCATCTGGAATAACCACAGATTTTTCTGCAGATACTATTTTAGATAGAAAAATCCCAACAGGATTTTCAATAACTGATACAATTACTGTTAATTCCATTGGTATTGCAACATGTGCTGGAAAAACCTTCAGTGGAATATCAACCAATACGATAATTAGATATCAAAGACCTGGATTCACAACTGAAACATATAATAGAGTAACAGCAGTATCAACAGATTTACAATATTTGTATCTGACTGGAGTTAGCACAGTTTTTGGAGTATGTGATGGTGGAGTTCCAGGATCGGGAACAGTTGATGCTACTTTTACCATCGGACTTCCAAAAGTTCAAAATGAAGATAACGCATTTTTATATGCTAAATTATCTTCTCCAAATGTTTCCACTGTAGATTTAAATTCATCTACGGTAACAATTGTAAAGCAAGTAAATGGACAATCTACAAGCCCCTCTGGAAATTTAAGTCTCAATACAAATACTTTAGGATTTAGTAGTGCATTTTTTGAACCTTATGATAGCGATAGATATTCGATAATTTATAATGATGGTGCAGTTGAACAACTAACTTCAGACCAAGTATCGTTATCTGCAAATAATTCACAAATAAACTTTACTGGATTAAGATCTGGAATTGGTAGCGTAACAGTTAATACAACAATCAAGAGGCAGGCTGTAAAAAGTAAAAGA